CTTCATCGCGGTTTGATAGGTCGCTAGTCTCGATAACCATTTCGATCATTGCCGCTTGGTACTCAGGAGGCAATTTGCTCACCATATCCATGAGCATGAGATTCATCTGCTGGCGATAGCCCGGCGTTTGGGTAATATCGGAAAGAACCACGCGGGTTTTGGTGCGAAGAACGGAATTGTTAATGCGCTCTTTGCCGCCCTCAACCGTCATGCGCTCGTTGAGCACAATGGTTTTCGATTTTTTCGGCGAGTTAACATTGATGCGCACTTGTTTTTCTTGGTTGCCAATGTCGCTAACGATGTTGGCAAGCAGCAATTCACCTACAAGCTGGCGAGCGAATCGGTAGTTATCATTCAGTTCTGCGAGAGTAACCGTGCCCTGCTCTACCAGAGAATCAATCGCCACACCGGATTTTGCGCCAGACTCTTGACCAAGGAATGCAGAGTAAACGCCAGCAACATCCTGGATAAGCTTTTGCGATTCCGCTAGCACCTGAAATTGCTGCGCAGCGATACCCGTTTCGGTTTCGATTTTGAATGCGTTGACGTTTCTGCGCATTGGATTGAGGTTCACAACGCCATCGGCGCGCGAAAGCTCATCCATCATCTGTTGATCGCTCATGCCAAAGAGAGCATCGCTATCTTTAACAACGCGCTTAATGTTGAGCAACCAAGTTAACTTACTGCGACGGTGATTAATCTCATCCTGCGCAGGCATCATGCGGCGAATTAGTCCATAAGGAATGCCGGTTTTGTCTTCGCGATAACCGAAGAATGGAACGTAAGGGAATTTATTGTGCGGATGCGGGCTGTCAATATCAGCCACTTTGTGTGGACCAATGAAGTAAGCGAGGCGCATGCGTGAGAAATTGGCAACGATTATTTGCACTTGTCCGCTAGCAACTGCCGCTTGGTGCATTTGATTCTTGGCGTCATACAGAATCACATCACCGCTTGGCAGTTTCATCACCGGCTTTTTATCCCACACGCGGTAATACACTTCAAACGTGAGAGCCAATTTGCGATCTGAGTTAAACCAGTCGCCGCGAGCAAGCGAGAAATTTGATTCTGTGTTGTAAGCACCCATCAAATCAGCAGAAGCAGAAAGCATTTGCAGTTCGCCCCAGTTATCCCAGCCAGCCCATCCGCTCGAAACATTATCAATAATTGTTTTGTGTTCAGGGAAGTGATGCGAAAGCGTGTCGCAATCAATCCACTTCTTGCGCATCAGCCAGCGGCAGTCCTCTAAATCGCTGCGCTTGGCGTGCCAATCCCACCAGATTTCATTGCGATGAACGTAAGAGATTGTGTACGGATATTTGAATGGATCGCTCTCGCGATTGATTTCAACCCAACCCAAACCGGTTTTAACCTGGGCCGCATACGCATCGGCACACGCTTTATCAGCCTGAGCAATTCGCGCCGCTTCGTTTAGCTCTTGGTCCAGTGCATCAACAACCGGTAAGCCGCTGTCATCATCTGCAACCAACTTCCATTCTGCGCGCGTTTTCGCTTCCAATCCCAGCACGCCGTCAATCGCTGGCGCAATGAGATTGTGAATTAAAACCGGCTGGCCACGCCCTTCAAGAGTTGCGCGCATTTGCGGAGTGATCTGATTGCCATCGTAATAATCAGCAGCACGGTCAGACTCAGGGCGCCACGTAGGTTGCGCACGAATATCGGAGAGAAAGGCATCTAATATTTGAGTGTTAATTTCGGGGGTTTTGGTCGTAGCCAAATCAGACAATTAGCCTGTTCTCCAGTCGTTGTTCGTGCGGATCATGTTATTGAATTGCGGCTTGGTGATGGCAAGGTCGCGCCCGGTCATAACGAAATAGCGGGTTGCGTCCATCAAGTGGTCGTTTTCTTTGACGATTTTTCCGTTTTCGTCGCGCCGATAGAGTCGATATTCTTTGAGCCAGTTTTGCAGTGTGCTAAACACTTTCATTTGGCCGGTTGAAAGCAGCTCAAATGTTGAGTGCAAGCCTGCCTCTACAGCGTTATCTGCTTTGCGCAAAAGAAGGCCTTGCTCTTGATAAACCTCAAGCAGATTTTCGCCATCTTTTTGGGATCTGCCGCGTGATGCAGGATCTATCGCACCAGCAATCCAGTCACCGCGACCCTTGATTGCGGACGTGTGAACGCTTGGCTCTGCCTGTCCGCGATAGTGCTCGGAATACAAATACCAAATGCCTGCATCGCGATCCAAAGCGCCCCAAACAGCAGCGGTTCGATTCCAGCCCACGTCCATTCCGTAAGCGCGCGGCCAATGCTCGGGGAGCATGAACGGCTGAACCTTAATGTCTTCTTCGGGGATTGGGTAAATGGCACCAGCACCAAGACTAGGAACGCCTTTGCTTCTCGCCTCGCGTTGATGTGGAGGCAATGACTTGAGCATGTCGGCTTTGTCTTGGGCGG